GGCACGAAATAGCCACTCCATGTGGCTTAACCCCAGTGTACTGCTGCAGATAGCGGATCTCTACATCCTGATACTATCTCTGACAAGTAACTGTCTTTGCCTTGTACAGCGTGTATGGGTACACCGTAACTCTTGGCGAGTGACACCTTCGTTCCCGAAAATAGGTGTCTGAACATACCATACTGTTTTGCTTTCAGTCTCATATTATCGTCAACCAACGTTTTTTCAACGTATAGTCCGAATCGATAATCTGCTGACCTGTCATAAACAGCCAAGTTTGTCCTTGTTAATATTGTTTTGAAGTAATTTGATAATCCATACTTCTTGGATATGCGTCTAGAAAATGTAAAACACCCTGGTAAGATAGGCAACCGTGGCACGTCTTCTGAGGCACCACTGCCGTCTGCCTTGATTCTAGTACGATGATAACGTTTTTCTAAAGCCCTGTCGCTAACATCATCACTGTAACCTCCGAGACTAATATGTATATTTTCCATATCTAATATATCTAGAAAGTCGAGATCCCACTTGTCACAGGTAAACTTTAGCTGAGCTCTATAGAGACGTTCTACTACTTTCTTATTACCCTTTCTTGATAATATTTCTTGCTTTCTAGTGTAAATTGATCTTAAAATAGAGACTGGATCATTCGGGACCACTGTCTCTGTAGGCCCGTGAACAAATGTTGCGACGGATCTCGCTAAATATTGTGAACCTGTACCAGTGCGGTGATCTACTCTCAAGAATTCAGCGATTGCACCAAGAAAACATTTTGTGTTTTGAAAACGTACATTTTTACTCACCGCATTATATTCTAGTTGCTGTACTTGCCTCAAACTTGTAACAGCGCCCAAAATATCATCTCCATTGTGAGTGGTAGTGATAGGTGTTTTTTCCGTAATTACTTGGGTATATATATAATTAAGTATAGTATTCATGAAGGTTGTCAAACGCCAACCCGATAATAGTGTACCTTCTGCTTTATAGCGGATACCGTCACCCCCAGTAATAAACATATTT